GTCCAAAGTATTCTGGTAAGAATTATATAATTTATGATGAAACAGATATTTTGGAGATATTTATCAATGATGAACCTCAAGGTAGGCCCACTGAAATTTTTGGTGAACCCTTGGCTCCGGGTCGTTATGTCGTTGTGCGTGATAATGGTTATGGTGGTTATTTTGAAGAAGAAATAATTATTGAAGGTGAAAATTATGAATCACGTGTAACAGTAAGTTCTGCTGAAAAATACAAGTTTAAAGACGGTATTCTTACTACGACCACTGTTGCTGTGGTTAAAAGTAAGGAGCCTGTTTTGGAATCTTTGGTTCACTCATCTCCCATGTTTAAAACAGATTTGATTATGCAGTCTGTAGGTATTTTGCTTGATGCTGATAAAAAACCTGTGCAAAATTGTATAGGTACGTGCGCTGGTATAATAGCAAATACTCATTCAAAAGCTGATGTCAAGTTTGTTGATTTTGGTGGTAAGGTGTTTGAACTTGGAAAAGGTCATGTTGATGATCATCACCCTGATTTGTTTGTTTATGATCGTATTCACGGTGCTCCTGCTCTAAAGAAGAGAGATTTTTCTCCTGCTGAAGTTGGGATGTCCGTTTATATAAAATCAAAAGCAAATGAAGGTAAACATGCTCAAGGCAAGATATCAGCAATAGATGGTAAAGATGTTGTTGTAACCATGTCCACAGAAAAAGGTTTCTGTGGTGCTCCTTACATTAATAGTAATGGTCAAATTGTTGGTATTCATTATCAAGGTGGTGTTGTTGGACGTGATAATGTAGGTATTTCGATAACCTCGTCATTGTTGGGTGCTCTTCAATGGGGCATCAATGAGCCAAAAAACTAAAAGACGTTTGGCTCGAGATGCCTATCTTTGATGCTAAACAGTATCTTTGGTATGCAAATCGAGCACAAGTAAGTCCACCTAATTTAGGTGGACCCGAGCTTGTCGAGCAGATCCCTTTTAGACCACTCGGCAAGAGCGTTTTCAAACGTTGTCCTTGGTCTTATGAAGATGATGATGAGTATTGTCCTACAAAAATGTCAGAAGAAGCTATGCGAATCGGTTTATCAAAATCTAATCGAGTTGTTCCTAAACTTGATGAAAATTTATGTCAAAAGACCGATCGGATTATGGAAATAGAGATGGCCTCTATATGGACGGAGACGGTAGACGAAAATGTTTTGTCTTATGATAAAGCTTTAGGTCTTATAAAGCGTGACAAGAGTCCTGGTTATCCTTTTTTCTATCGATATCTTAATAAAGGTGAAACCCTTGATCAAGAGGGTGACCTTATTAAACAAGATGTCGATAGGCTTCTTAATGGTGAAGAGGTTCCGTGTGTTTTCAGTTTAACTGAAAAATCTGAGTTAAGACCAATCGAAAAGGTTCGTCTTAATAAAACAAGAGTGTTTATGGCTAGTCCTTTACACCATTTGCTCGCTTGTTTAATGTTATTTCAAGTCCAGAATGATGCTATAATAAATAGTATAGGTTCCCATCCAATCACTATAGGGATGCAAATCCCTGGTGCCCAATTTGTCAGATTTGTTGGTGCCTTTGGAAATGACACTAATGATGGTGATGTTGATGGTTGCGATCTAGGATTTCATCCTAGAGTAGCCGATTTCATACGTCGTTTGCGTTCAAAGTTCCTACCCCAGCGGTATTGGAAATGTGTTGCATGGTTGTATTCAACTGTGTATGCAGGTTTAGCAGCCGGTTTGGGAGGTATTTACCGAATTTATGGTAATAAGAGTGGTTGGTGTAACACAGCCCATGATAATTCTCTCATGGTTTGGTGGTACATAATATACGGTTGTTGTAAATTTTATCCGAATTTACACTGGACTGAAGTAATAAAGGCCCTTATAAATGGTGATGATGTTCTTATAAAATATAAAGGAAACTTTAAAGAGTTTTGTGATTTTTTAGCAAAGCATGGTTGTATTATTGACTGTGAAAATTGGGAGAAAAGGCATTGTTCTGAATGTGTTTTTCTTTCACATCATGTTGAAAGTCGCTGGGTTACAGGTTTTGGGGACTTTGTCCTTGCTGCCGGTAATTTACCTAAATTAAAGTCATCTATAAATTGGGTCAAGTCATCTAAAATATTAAGCTTTGAAGAGAGTTGCGTTGCCCATTTGGTGGGTTTGCGTATATGTATGTTTCCCTGGAAGATCGAATTTGATAGGGTTGATCAAATCCTCAGTGATTATTTAAAAGAAATAATTATAACTCCTTTTATCTCTAGTTGTTTATCAGCTAGATTTAATGAGGTTGAATTAGCCTATTTAAACACCAGGTGTGAAGCAAACCCAGACGTAAGTGTGCCTTTTTCACACTTTGTTAGTGCCAGCTTATGTGACTATAAACAGGTGCTTAAATGTGTCACCAGCCTGTTTAAAAGAAGCTATGACACGAACAGTCTCTCAAAAGCGTAGGGCTAAACAAGCCCGTGGTAACGTTGTCGCAAGGAAACGCACCACTGTAAATATTCAATATAATAAAAAACCAAAAAATATAAACAAAAAAACAAAGAAATCAAAACGAATTGCTTATGGTTGGTCTCAATGTGCTGCTGATTATTTGAGCGTACTTGAGAATCCATTCTCAGGCAAGGCGGCCTGTGTTCCGGCTCCTATAAATTTTCCTTCGATGAAACATAATGTTTTTTCAAGGGGATCTTTTTCAACAGGCACCACTGGTGTTGGTGCTGTGATGGCAAATCCTTATGCTGGGGTTATTAATGGTCCTCTTCAGAGTTCTGATACAACTCCTCTTCTCGGGTCTGCTGTTTTGTATACAACATCAGCCTTTGCAAGTTCATCTTTTCCCATATCAAGTTATGCTTTACCAGCTGGGGTGGTTAGTGGTAACACTAATTCGCCTTATAGTACTGGCAATGCCGCTAATGATGGTCTTACAACTCGCATTGTTGCATGTGGTTTAAGAATTCGTAATACAACTCCTCTTCTTAATAGAGGTGGCTCTTGTTTAGGTCTAGAAACTATAAATCATACTACTCTATCTGGCATTAATGAAACAACTGCAGCAGGTAATCCCAATGCTAGGTTGATTAACATTAGTGATGGTGAGTGGCACTCTATTGTATTTCACCCTGAAGATCCAGAAGATATGGATTATCTCAATCCAGGTACCGCTTATCAACACACACAAGCTGAGCAGGTTTATGGTCGTTTTTTTAGGTATATACTAGGATTTATTGTAACGTCAAATCCTGCTAATACCCAAACCTTTGACTTCGAAAATTTTACAGTTTTTGAAGCTAAAGGTACCAGTGTTCCTACATTAACACCATCCTACTCTGATCCTATTGGTTTAGGTAGAGTTCAAAATATAACTGCGACTGTTCAAAGTCGTGTTCCCAAGACTGGTGATCGTTCAGGTTGGGTTGATTCGCTTATGAGCGTTCCAGGAGCCGCATCTATTGTTGCTACTGCTGGTTCTGCTTATTTAGCTAATGGTTTCTATAATGATGCTAGAGCTATGTATAATAACTTTG